CCGCTGGCGGTGGTTCCTGCATAGGCATGTGGGAAGCGCTTGGGAATATCGAGCGTTACGCCTCGACTGTCGCCTGCTCAGCCTTTACGGCAGCCAGCGCCTCGTCGAACGCCGTGCGATAGTCATCGTTCGCACCGAGACTCTCAGCCACCCGCCGCTCGGCGGTGAACGAACCCTGTACGTGCTTGGCCACGGCCTCGGCGATTGGACGTAGTTCGGCCTCAGTGACGGTGATCCAGCCACCTGCAGCCTTCCAGTCGATCGAGTCGACGAAGGGCTGGGTCAGCGACTGGTAGGCGCTGGACAGCTGCGATTGGCTCTCGCGGTCGGAGAGGATCGTCTGGCCGTTGACCTCGATGCCGCCGGTTTCCACTTGGTAGCGATAGTCGGCGAGCGCGGCGAGCGTGTCCTGCCGGGCGTCGGCGGCGATCTCGTCGCGCCAAGCGTTGTAGTCAGCGAGCAGCTCGGCGTGGCGCTCCTCGCTGATCAGCTCCATGCCGGCGGCCAGCGGCTCATCTGCGGGCATACGCCCGATGATCAACGCGGGCGACTGGCGACGGTCCACGGCGTCGACGACCAAGGTGCCACTGGGCAGCGCGGGGCCATGACGCAGCGGGGCCTCGATGGCCGGACGACCATCGCGGGCGTCGAGGTAGTAGGCGGTGACGTGCTTGTTGCTCATACAGCTTTCCTTAAGCCATGGAAGTTAAAGTGCAATTCTCCTGACAGCGCGCACCCGATACCTATTTGTCTTGATGAGGCGATACTGGCCGCCATTGGGGAAGAACTGGAGCCAGGCGCAGCTGCCATCATTCTCCGACGAGGACCAGTAGTCGCTGGCTTCGAGGGCGTCCGCGCCGCCGCCCTGGAAGCTCACTGCGTTGGTCTGGGCCGGATCGCTCTGGGTGTAGCCAGCGCCTGCCGGGATGGAGTTGACGTTGGTGCCGTGGGTCGCGCCATCGCCACCGAAGCCGGACGCAACACGAGTGCCTTCACTGTTATCCATGGCGACCGGCTTGAAGTTGCGGTAGATGATTTCCAGCTCATCCCGCGACGGCAGATACCAGTCGGTATGCCCGTTGAGGCCCTCGCCAGCGTTACAGGTGTTCTCGATCCATTCGAAGGCTGGAAAGTCACTCAGGGCGCCGACCGCCAGCACTGCGTTGTGGTTGGCGCGACCGTCCGCCAAGGTCATGGGCGGGGTGCCGTGGGGGTCGGCCACCGCGGCCTGGGCTGTGCGCCATTTCAGCAGCCCGGCGCCCATCTGCACGCTGTCGCCAGAGCCATCAGAGACAATCAGCCCGTATGTCTGGCCGTCGTAGTCGGAGACAATCTTGCCTGCCACATAACCGCCTCCGTAGGGCTCGCCGATCTGGGTCTCGAAGTCGGGCGCGAAACTCACTGCGGTAGTGAAGTTGTTCGGCACGGACCAGGCCGAGGCCCCGTAGGTGGTGCCATGATGGCGGACCTCGACGGTATAGGTGCGGCCGCCCTCCTGGAGTACGCCAGCGGGCACGCTGATACCGTCCAGGCTCGTGGACTCGATCAGCTCCCAGACTGTGGCGCCGGCGGCATCCTTGATACGCACCGAGGTGGCTGCGTGACTGTCGCTGCCGTTGATCACGCTGAACGCAGAGAGATTGATCACCGGCTGCTCGGACACATCTCTGGCGCCATCAGCGGGGCTCACGACGCTGGGCGTGGACACGTAGGTGTTGGCGGTGGTGAAGGTGGTCGGCAGCGACCAGGGCGCCCACTCTCCCTCGACGTTTTGGTCGCGATAGCGCCACTGGTAAGACTTGTCGGTGACCAGCGGCGTAACCACGACATGATCGGTCAGCGTCGCGCCATCGGACGGCGCCGCCTCGGCCTCGTAGAGTGCCTCGGCAAAGCTGCCGCCCTGCTCGATGATCTGGAACTGGCGCTTGTGCTGCGGCACGCCGTAGAGGGGATAGTAGGGGGCGCCCTGCAGGGTCGGCGAGACAGTCAGGCCAGTGGCACCATCCGCCGGGGCGGTGTTGTGGGCGCGGCGAGTGACGCTGATCGGCAGCGCCGAGACCACTGCCGCCTGACTGACGGTGCCAGCCAGGCGCAGGCGCTCCACGCCGGCCGGCACATCCCAACCGCCGTCGGCGCGCTGGAGCAGAGTCTGCCAGGCGTTGCCGCTCCAGCCCTGAGCGCTGCCGATCTCGCCCTGGGCATACAGCGTGGCGCCGCGCTCCATGTCGTTCAGCCGCGGGGTAAAGTAGTGCCCCGGGGCGATGCGGGTCAGCAGGCTGCCGCCTGCCACGGTGCTAGTCAGTGCGGCAGTCAGGATGATACGGCTGGCAGACAGCACTTCGGCGACGCGCACGGCCTGGATGTTGCCGCTGTCGTTGATGACGTAGTGTTGCCCCACCTCGACACCCGCGGTGCTCTCCAGATCGATGGAGTCGTCGCCCGAGACGGCGCTGACAACCACGAACTTAGGCACCTGCAGGTCACGCTCGGTGAACACGCGCTGAGCGCCGTATTGCACCAGGGCATCCAGCTGGTCGGAGAGCTGAATGGGGTCGGAGCCCAAGATATCATCGACCGTACCCTGGGTCTGCAGGATCAGCTCGCGCAGCCAGTGATCGTTCTTGAGCAGCGCCAGGAGTTGCGGGTTCCAGGTGTCGGGGTGCGCCGGATCGGTGTCCTGAATGGCGCGCAGCTGCTCACTGAACTGCGCCTCGGTGACGGTGAGTTGTTCTGCCATGGTTGGCGTCCTCTTGGATCGGCTCAGAATTGCAGGTCGAGAGTGGTGTCGATCTCGGTGCCGGAATCGAGCTCGATGGGTGAAAAGGCGCGCCGCGCGGCGAGCTCGCCGTCGCTGTCGAACAGGCCCAGTTCGCGGATCGCGTGACCGGGCACGTTGGCGGCGCTCAGGGTGGCGGTCACGTGCAGCAGCACACCGTCCGGCGTGGCTGCACCCACGGCCTGGCGGTGCACCTCGGCACCCAGCGCGGTCTGCTCGTCGCTGGCCGGGTCGCCATTGGTGCCCCAGCCGACATGGGTGATGGCGGGAACGCTGCCGCCGGCGGCGACAGCGGCGGCCACCTTGGCGCGGAACTGTCGGGTGGCAGGAATCACGTCAGTCACAGGCGGATCTCCGTTTGCAGGCGGCGATCACGCACCACGGCGGTAGCCGTGCTGCCGATCGATGCCAAGGTGTGCGAGGCGCCCAGCGTTCGGGCGCCGTTGAGGCGCGGGCGGCGCACTTGGTGGAGCGCGGCCGAGCCGACCGGCCAGCCGCCATCAAGGCGGCGATGGCCATCGATCACCTCGTTCAGCCGCCAGGTGCCGTCGAGACGGTCGACGCAGCTCTCGCCGAGCGTCCAGGTGTTGTCGGCGCGGGACTGGAGGCCAGCCTTCCCCAGCTGGCGGACGCGCAGGCGGGCCGTACCCCAGCCTTGGTCGAGCGGCATGCCGGTGGGCTTGAGGCCTGTCAGGCGATAGAGGCCGTCAATCCGCCAGGTGCCGTCGAGGCGGTGCGGCACGCAGTCCCCGGAGAGCGATCCGCAGCCGCGCAGCTGGCGAGCGCGATGCACGGCGGCGCCGCGACAGCCGGTGAAATCGAGGCGGACCCTATGCCGGGGCGCGGTCACCGTGACCGGGGTGGCCCACCGGGCGGCGTAGCGGTAGATCAGCGCGACCAGTTCGGAGCGCAGCGGTGCGGCGGACTCGACGCGCTGGCGGATGCGGCGCTGGTCGCGGGCCTCGAAGGGGGCATCGGCGATGTTGAATGCCAGCGCGTACTGCGCCCAGTTGGTGGTCACCACGCGCGGCGGGTTGGTCAGGTCGCCGCCGAGCATCCGAGCGCCATCCAGCAGCCAGCCACCATCGACGTGACGCCCGCCGGCGGCCTGCCACTTGGCATCCTGCTCGGCGTGCTCGAGGATCTCGACATCGGAATAGCCCAGCACCTCCAGCGCCCGACGCACCGCCCAGACCGTGCCACGCAGGCGACGAACGGGGATCGCCTCGGCGATGGCGTCGCGCTTCGTCTGTTCGGACCAGCGGCGATCCCAGTGATCGACGCCTACCGCCCAGCCCAGCCATGGCAACACGCCGGCGGGTGCTCGCTGCGCATCCCATAGGGTGTGCAGTGGCGCCCGGGCGCGCTCGAGATCGGCGGCCACCTCGGAGAGGCGGCGCTCGAGCGGCGTGGCGTTGGGCGGCAACAGGCTAGTCATCGACGCTCACCTCGATGCCGGTGCAGAACGGCGCCTGGCCGGGGTCACCGCCAATGTCGGTGGTGGGGCTATGCAGGGTGACGCGCTCTACCCCGGCGACGTAGAGCCGCGACTCGAGAGCGCCGAGCACGATCACCGCGCCCAGGGCGTGGCGCTCCTCGACGTATTCGCGCGCCTGACGCTCGGCCTCGGCAGTCACCACGTCGGCATCGGGGCCGTCGCGCAGCTCCAGGGTGGCGGAGACGCCAAAGGAGAGGATCGAGGCGGAGCAAACGCGCACGGTGTCGGTAAGCGGGCGCACCTGCTCGGCGTTGAGCGCGGCCTCGACATTGGCGACCAGGCTGGGTGCGGCCTCGCCGTCGCCAGCCCGAGAGAGCACGTAGACCTGCACCACCCCGGGCAGTGGGCGCACGGCGTCGGCACCCTTCACCGCCGAATCGGCGGACAGGGCGAAATACTGATAGGCCTGGCGACTGCCCGCGGTGCTGAAGGCGTCGTGAGCCAGCAGCAGGCGGCGGCGATAGTCGCTGTCGCTCTCCATGGTAGGCGGCACCGGCGGCAGGGCTTCGGGCTCTCCCGGGTCGAGCTTGAGACGCTCGGTCATGTAGTAGGTCGCGCCGATGTGGTCGAGCTCAGGCCCTGCGGCATAGGCCAGCAACAGCGCCTTGGCGCGCTCGTTGTGCTGTTGCCGCAGCAGGAGCTCGCGATACGCGCTCTCCTCAAGGAACTTGGTGAGCGGCTCGCTCTCGAGCGCGAGGGTCTCCTCCAGCGACTCGCGCTCGCTCTCGGGGGTGAGCACGAGCAGGCGCGCTTTGCGCTCGGCGAGGATCGCCTCGAACTCGAGGTCCTCGATAATGGTGGGCGCGGGGAGCTGGGAGAGGTCGATGGGAGTGATCATCAGCTCACCTCGATGCCGTCGAGTTGAATGTCTTGCCCGGTGGGCCG